AACGATTATTAATATAGTACTTAACATCGTAAATCTTTCTAACAGGCCAAGTTACAAAATCCTGGATATAGCCTAGACCCTCTTCAGCTAGCCAGTAACGAAAATTATGCTTCATCTGTGCCGTAGTGGTCCAGTCGTCCCATTCTTCGGCTGTACCGGCACCTAGTTTTTTAGTGCCTCGAAGCCAGTCCGCAAAAGGAGAGCATGACCAGTAGTTTGTGTGATGTGCCATATTATTAATCCTTAATTAAGTCAATTGAGTGAACACTTTGAAACGGTGCTCTGTACACTGAAAATACCACAGCATCGTGTAACGACTGGAATATTTTTGATTTCAATTTGTTGTATACCCAGTATTTTACTCGATACATTATTTCCTATCGCCAAATAGTTGCAACAAGTTTAAAAACAAGTTGATAAAATCCATGTATAGTGTCAACGCACCACTAACTTCGGCGGCTGGGCTAGTGTCTACACTCAATTCTTCGCGGATCTGTTGTGTATCATACGCTGTGAGCCCCAAGAATATAATAATGGCCAGCGTTGAGATCACCATCTGCATTACTGTTGAGCCAATAAAGATATTGACGATGCTGGCAATAACGATAGCAATCAGACCAACAAACATCATTCGACCCATTGAGCTTAGATCCTTCTTGGTAAAATACCCGTAACCGCTCATCACTCCAAACAATATAGCCGCACCCATAAAGGCACTAACGATTGAACCCATATTGAACACAGCAAAAATTGTAGCGAAGCTCAATCCCATCAAGGCTGCAAATCCGTGTAGACATAGTTGTGCTACTCCTTTGCTAGGATTATTACCTAGTACATAGCCAACACCAAAGATTGCCGCAAGTGGGGCAAAGATCACAATCCACTTTAGCACGCCTGTGAAAAAGAATTGTAGCAGTTCTGGGCTAGTGCCAACAAAATAACTAACTAACATTGATACCAAAACTGCTAGGCTCATGTGTCCGTAAACACGCCCCATGGCAGAGTTGATTTCACCAGCACTACGGTAGCCTAATATTCCACTGCCTGTATAATTTGTTCCGAACATATCATTCTCCTTTAATAAATTGAGCCAGTTCCGGAGCCTTCCAGCCAACTGGTTTTAATACCTTACCATCTTCACGCTTACGAACCCTGCCTATATTGTGATCGATCTTGGCAAAGTTAGTGGTCATTACTTCTTTCCAAGCACCTTCGGCATCAGCTCCCATGCTATGGATAGCACCTATAGTAACAACCAGTATATCAATCAGCGCATCAAGTTGTTCTACACGGTCATCTGATAGGGTTGCTTCCAGCAGTTCTTGATGTTCTTCGGTAATGAGATTGGTATACAAGGCAAATTGTCTTTCGTCAAATGCGCCAACTGATTGTTCGCAAGCTCGCATGAATTTTTCTTGATCTCTAAATGGGTTTGTCATATTATTCCTTAAATTTTTTATCTATATAGTACTGCCTAATTCAACGGTTGAATTTGTATTTAATTTGTTTATGTTACACCTAATCGGAAGTCCATCTGGGTCAAGCATAATAGTACCCCAAATATGATTACCATCTTTAAATTTTACAAACACTTTGCCGTAAGCACAAAATGTACTAGTATGATAATTATCATCTTCAAACACCCACTCAATAAATATTATACTAATAGCAAGTATTAACAGTTTAATACCTATTGACATATTAAATATTCTCACACCATTCTATCTACGTTTTGTCCAGGACGATTCATTCTACGATTCATTTCAATCCTTGCTTCTTCGTTGGCTTTGAGATTTAGTCGAACACGTTGTTCCTCTAATCGTAGTTCTTCATGTCGATGATCAAGTTTTTTAATTTCAGTTTGCCTGTACAGCTCGGCATTTTGTACTGTTACTCTACTGATTTCTGTCATAGTTTTTCTCCTGCCACAAAGCCACGGAAGCCTTTAAAACGTGGAAAGCGCAAACTGTATGTGCCGTCTTGATTTTGTGTAACAGCGTCTGCTCTTACTTCCACAATGTTCCCAACAAGGCGTGTACGGTCACTCCAATAGTCATCACGATTAGCATCACTAAAACCGGATCCCACGTTAACACGTATCGCTTTACCGTCATCAACACCTTCGCATACCAATGCGCCGAGCTTGCCAACATTCCTACCTGTGCCTTCTTCAACATTTATAACCTCCAATGAAACTTCAATGAACGGCTTCAACTTGAGCCATGCCACACTGCGTTTACATTCGTAAGGAGCAAGAGGATCTTTAAGCATAATGCCTTCATAGCCACCCTCAATTGCCTTGGCGTTGATTTCTTTGTAACGAGTTTGACCTTCGTCTGTGTCTAAATCGACCAATTCGTTGGCCACATAAGTCACACTGGGAATCAGAGCTTGATTGGTTTCTACCCAGTGTTTAATCATGCTACTGCGAGTAGTTTGGTCTTTGTCGTAGAAACCTTTTTCAAAGTCTTCCAACGGAAGCACATCAAACAAGTTGAGAATGGCATCGCCTGCTTCTACATTGTCCTTGCGGTGTACCTGCTTCATCAAGTCCTGAAAACTGCTGGACATAATTTCTCCATCCAATACAACGTCCATACTCTTGCTGGAACCTTTTAGTTGGATCACGTTTGAAATCTGTTGTGCTATGTGCGGAAAATTAGCCAGTTCTTTACCATTTCGACTGAACATATCCACACGACCATCACTACGAACAATAGTAATGACTCTAACTCCGTCGAGTTTAACTTCGATAAGTTTTTTGCCCGATACCTTTGACTCGTGATTAGCACTATCATGAGCAAGCTGACAACCGAATACAGGAATAGCATAGTCAGCATATTTCTTCTCCACCACTTTGTTGATTGTTTTTTCGCTAGTACCGCAACGCAAGTCTTTGATTAAGATGCGTCGATACCAGCCATTCCATTCTTTTTGGGTAGCTGACTTCATCATGGCTTGAATTACATCACGTGCTGTGTTACCGGTAACTTGGCGTGTGACAAAGCCAGTAAGAGCGAGAGTAAAACTATCCCAAGGTAAGCCAGCGCCATCAGCATCTGTTTTCTCCGGAACTTGTTTGATACCAAAAGTAATCATAGGATCAAGAGCCAAGCGACAGCCTTCAAAGAATTCCTTATTGCCTGATTGGGCAATGGCTAGAATGATAGCTTCTTTGTTTAAGCGACTAGGGTGACTTTCCAAATCCCAAATATGACTGGCACAAACGCTCATTTCGACTCCAATAATTAACTGTTTAAGTTTATATTATACAGTGTAATTATCAGTATGTCAAGTGGTTTGTGGTCTTAAATGGTTTACCGTAGTAGGCATTTTCCAAATTACGCATGATCAAATTTCTCATTCTACGTAAAATTGGATGATCGTGATTCCACTCGAACGCTTTTAAGTAATCGTTCCAGGTGGAGTTTTTATGTCGGCGACATTGATTTGAATCTAAGTATTGACCGATAGCATATGGGTCGTAACCAAAACGATCAATCAATTCACAGGCACAATTAAATGCGTGTGCGCCCATTTCGTCACGGTCGCCATAGTACTCTTGCTCTTTACGATCTTTAGCATATTCAGCTGTACTTTGGTAGCCGGGAATATTTTTAAAATTTCTAGCACGGAATTGACGTTGGTGTACGATTTCATGTAGCACTACGTCAGCGAAACGTATGGCCATTCGTTTGAAACGATGCTGAGTTAATCGTAACTTTTTATCGTTAGGATTATAGTTAAAATTAACTTCAATCGCAGGTTTGCGTTTTCTATCCAAATCGCTATAGTACACTCCGCCCATAAAAACAAAACCCGGAGTAGTAGGTGCGTGTAGGCACTTTTTAAGTTTAATGGGAATGTGTGATTTTATGTGCCGGATAATACGTTTTTGTATCTGGCTAGGTGAGAGTTCTTTGCCCACTATTTCGCTGTTTAGCGAATAGAACATAGAGTACAGATTACTGCGGGTTAGTTCCGACCAATCAAACGGTAGTTGAGACATGGCACACTCCTAGCATACGTATTTATAGTATACTAGGGGGTACCATTATCTACGCACTTTACGGGCGTTTTGTTATGATTTCGTCAATCAAACCGTATTCTAAGGCTTCTTGCGCACCCATGAATTTATCACGTTCCATATCGTTTTTAAACTCGTCGTAGGTTTTACCCTTTGAATTATGGTTAACATAGATCTGAGTCAAATTCTTCTTCATTTTGAGGATTTCTTCAACTTGGATTTCCATATCTGTAGCTTGTCCGCCAGCGCCGCCTGAAGGTTGATGAATCATATGACGAGCACTGGGAAGCATTTTACGCTTACCTGGAGCACCCGCTGTGGCCAATAATGACCCCATGGAGCAGGCTTGGCCCATAACCACAGTAGAAACATCAGGTTTAATGAACTGCATGGTATCGTAAATAGCCATACCTGCGGTGACCATTCCGCCTGGGCTATTGATGAACATGGTAATGTCTTCATTACCTTGACTCTCTAAAAAGAGTAACTGTGCCACAAGCAAACTAGCACTGTGCTCATTAACATCTGTATCTAACATTACGATACGATCTTTAAGCAGACGACTATAAATGTCGTAACTGCGTTCACCACGAGCTTCTTGCTCGATAACCATTGGTACTAACTGGGGCATATTATCTTCCTAAAATTATATTATACATTGTTTATAAATTAAATCAACTGAAAAGGTAAATAAAAGTGCCAATCGCGATACTGGAAATATCCACTGGCTCTAACAGTTTATGAGGAACTATCAGCGTGAATATTTATTACGTCTATCAATACTTACGTGAGGACATGACTCCTTACTATATCGGTAAAGGATCTGGCAAGCGAGCATACTCTAATATACGAGCAACACCTAAGCCTACTGACACATCTCGAATTCAAATTATAGCACATCGACTATCTAACTTTGAAGCTTCCCAATTAGAAATTAAACTCATTGCCTTATACGGGCGAAAAGATATAGGCACCGGAATACTTCGTAATAAGACAGATGGTGGCGACGGAGCAACCGGTCATATACATTCAAATGAAACTAAACAAAAAATGTCTCAGTCTCATAAGGGTAAAGTAAAAACTTCTGAACACATAAGAAACATGAGTAATGCTAAACGAGGAAAACCAGCAAGTGAAGCTGTTCGAAAATTGCTTGCTCAAACAAGCAAGAATCGAATTTACAAACCGTTATCAGAAGAAACTAAAAGAAAGATTAGCGAAAGTAAAAGACTTCGCAAAATCACATCTCCATTGTTAAATTAAATTCTTTGTCGTGTTGGCTAAGATAGAAACTAGCCAACTTAAACATTGTACGTGCATGTTCCAAATCTACTGGAACAATAATACGGTCGCCTGAACGTAGCTGTCGTAATTCTTCTGCATCTTGTAATGCAACCTTTTCCATGGCTTCATAATCACGAGCCATTTCCATTAGTTCAAGTTCGTTGTATCTCATTCCGCTGGCTCGTAAGTGGCATCAAAAATGTCCGGCTTGCAAGCATAGAACTCGCCTTGCACACCTTTAATAATCCAATCACCTTCTGTAGCAATATGCTTGACAGTTAGATGGACACCGTCTTCTAGGGTACCAATTTCTGCTTCTGCTTTTGCAGTAGGATGCCGAGCCTTGCTAATATTGCCAATTGTATTGCCGCAAAATTCTTTTAATTTGGCAATACCTTCGTCTGTGTAGTCAAACTGAATTGCTTCGATTACTACTGGTTTTTTTCTAAATTTCATTCTTGTTCCTTGCTGTTAGCAGTAACTGATATAATCTTATCGGCAACTTTCATATATCCTTGATAGGTTAAATGTAAGTCATCTGGACTTACTTCAAACTCTCTGCTGTCTACAGTTAAATCACCGTG